TGCCGTGGTCGTGCCTTTGCCTGCCTTGGCTTCAACAGCAAGGAAGTTTCCGTTGACACAGCATAGAAAATCGGGGACTCCTGAGTTGCCGTAACCAGTGCCGATGGGCATGGCGTAGTAGACACCGTTGTCTTTCAGGATTTTTTTAATCTTGGCCTTGACCTTGGCCTCGGGGGTTGCCGCCACTAACTACTCCAAATTATTTTCAAGCGGCGATAATAACACATTGCTAGACAATGTCAAGCACAGACGTAAAAAAGCCACCCGAAGGTGGCTGGGGCTTACCCTAACAATTTGTTAGGCTTGCGCGATTGCTCGTTCAAGATACCACTTGGCTTTCTCCAAATCTTGCTTGCGGTCGCCCTTGTGGTCGGCTCGGCTAATGTACTTCACAGCATTACCTAAGTGATAGGATAAATCTTTCGCTTCGATAAAGTCGATAGTCTCCATACCACCTACCTTGTAATGGGCAGGGTGATTCACTGGGTCTTCGGTTGGCTCCTCCATTGTGATTGGCGTGTCGCTTGAAGTGAATGTAATTGCTTCCCATTTTTGCGCCGCCGCTCTACGCCCTTTGGTGAGTTCGTATATCATTCCTGATACTTCCTTGTCCATACTCTTCTTAGCCATGTACGCAATTTGGTACGTGGTCTTGAATTTCTTGGCTACTTCAGCAGTTGTAGCTGTTGGGTTGGTGGCGAAATACGCTCGCATCTTTGCGGCGCGGCTTGTGTTGCGTTTTTTAGCTGTTGCCATTGTTAGCTCCTTGCTGTTGGCTGTTTACATACTCGGTTAAAACTTCACGAATCTTGGCTTGCTTTGAATACGGATAGTGGGTGTTGAAGTAATCCATCACATGCTTTGGTAATCGCAAGCTCGTATTGAAGAGGGTCGGCTTCTTACTCGGGCCTCGTCCCTTTCGTTTTTTAATTTCCTCCATTTGCTTTCCTTTCAAATCGGCTATCTTTCAAGAACGCTCTTAGCCATTTACCCTTACCAAGTTTTACCCACTCTTCGTATTCACTTTGAGTCAGTTTAGCGCTCACGCTTCTGCCGTTCTTGGTCAGTTCACGCTTCTTTGGCTTCAGCATCTATATTCCTTTGATGGAATGGTGCGTGTTCATCTAAGTAGTCTCTCAGCAGTTTTATAAAGCCTACCTCAACACAAGCACGTACTTCTGCGGGTTCAAAGTCACAGATGATGGTCATCGTGCCGTTCTCGTTCTCAACAATTTCTTTCACTATCATGCTTTTCTCCTTCTTCCTTGGTTAAAAAAATGAAATGGCATTTGGTACAACGCCACATCAAGCCTTCCTCTACTACCACTTTGCGTTGCCCATGCAAGCCACGCATTCTCCCAAAAAATGTTTTGACCTGTTCAATCATTCTTCCCCCATCGTTTACACAATTGTTTCAACGTCTTACTCTGCTTCTTCTTATTACACACCTCGCTCTTCGACGCCTCTTTTGCTTTTACTTGTAGCTGTCTAGGTGTAAGGGGTTGTGGTGGGTCGGGGAATAATCCATTGAACCCCACTGTGCCTAGCACAGCACTGAGTATGAGTTTGTCGATCATGTGTTTCCCTATCGTGTCCTACTTCTTGAGCCTTTAACCGTATTCCAATCCGTGCTGGAATTACGAATGCTGGTTGCAAGGGTGTTCATACCTACCTTGACCCTGTTTGTTCTGTATCTTTCTCTTTCTTTATTCATTTCGCTGTCTCTGTTTGTGTTTACTGTAGTTGTGTCGTACTTGGATGTTTTCAGTTTCTTCAGTAGTAGCACATCTTTCTCAGGCGGTTGCTCCCATAGGCGATTGCTTATCTTTTCCAAGTGCGCCGCTACAAAAGGTTTTACGTACAAACCCCACGGCACACCCTTCGCTGGTACACGCAACAAAGGTTCGTCTAACTCCCAGTGGTCTTTACCAACAATGCTTCTAAACATTTGTATGGCATCTAACAACTTGCCATCGTTACGCCATGTCTTGATAAGACAAGCGTCCCAGTATTCTTGTGGTGTACTCATATGTTTTTCTTCCTTGTTTGGGCAGTTCTTACCTTGGTCGCAGTCATGTGTGCATGGTGGGCAAGTCATGCTTCCACCTCCAGTGGTACATCACGCCATTCGCCGGGATTGCCGTTGACCCAATGTATGTCAGTGCTGTTGTCTTCCCACCATTGCTGAAGTATGCGTATCTTTTTTGGGCGGTAGCAAACCTCTACTCCGTGTCGATCAGTTACCTTCACATCGTGTTGCTCAAAGCCATCCGCACGCTCAACAAAACGCAGTTTTGGTGTTGGTGTCATGTGTTCTTCTCCTTGAGTTTGGCTTCAATGTATCGGGCAAGTTTGCCAATTGGAATGCGACCGCTACCCTCTTCTTTAAATTCAACCCAACGCTCAACTTCTTCGCAATCCTTATCCGTCAGCCCTACCCACGGCTTCTTGTATTCTTGAATGTCATCGTCCTCATCAATCATTTCTTCATCTCCTCAATATCTTTTACCAAAATATCAAACCATTCTTGTGTGGCTTTGCCTCTGCCCATACTCTCCAACGGCATGACAGCAGGGCGCAGTTCTTTGATGCGTTGCAACACTTCGTCAATCACTTGGTCACGATACGGATTGATTGCTATTGTTGCTCTCACAGCTTCTTTCTTTGCAATACTTCTGCGCTCAATCTCGTTGAACGCTTCGTCTTCTTCAGTCATCATCAACTCCATTCTGTATAAAGTACAACACCCACATAAGGAATCCAACAGTCGCAAGTATTACAAACGAACCAAACATCATTAGCAAAAATAGTAAAAATACCTCCCATAACATTTTGTTAGCCCTCCCCCATCACTACCACAAATACCTCGTCGCTGATACGGCAACCCATGTCGCTTATGAACGTCTCGGCTTCCACAAGTTTTAGCATACCTAGCTTACCCTTCATATCTTCGGGGAGCGTATTATCATTAAAAAGTTGGATAACGTCACCCATTTTCACTAGGTATTTACCATCATCTTTGATGACAAGCGCGGCTTTACCCGCTTCGAACCGGCTCTTGACATTCTCAATAGTTAGCATCTCCTCACCTATGCGGTCACGTTCTGCAATAGCTTTGTGGATTCTATTGCTATCAATTTCATGCCACCCTTTGATGTGGTCGAGGAACAAAGAAAAGCCAGTTTCCATGATGAACTTACTAGCGGCGAGATTTATAACACCTGAGTGCTCGTGTATTTCCCTTTCCTTTCTACGTGCCTGTTGGTATATGGTATTTCCCGCATCCTTCATAGCCTTCTCAATACGCTCGTTGGGCTTGAGCTTGAAGAACATCTTCTTGGCTTTCAAGATAGCCTTATCCGCATCCTTAGTTCTGTACCCACCACCGCGCGTTCTTTCGTTACCAATACGTGGATTGGAGATTTCAATTACATGCTCCCGCCCGTGGTAGCACCTACCGATAGTGCCTAGCTCTTCGCCAGCTTCGATTACTTTGAACTCCACTGCCTTGAGACTTGGTGGTTCAGAATGGTTGTCGAACCCTGTACTGGATACTACAAATCGCCACAAAGGATTAAGCACGGCCAGCCGTTGCACCACTGGGTCTATCAGCCTATCCACACTCGTCAACTTCCGGTTAAGTTCCTTGATTTCCTTTGCCACTTTGTCGCTCGGTTCTACGTTGTTCAGTTCTAATGTATTCATGTGTTCTCCTCTATTACTTGTTTGTATGTGTCTGCGTACATCTTTGCCAATTCTTCGGGCGGCACACCTGCCTTGCGACCTGCGTCAACCACCTTCATGATTTGTCGGAAGAACTTAGCCCTCTCCGCTTCGGGAAAGGATTTAACCCATTCTTGAAATGTCATGGTCTCCCCTTACCACTCGAAACGCTTGAGGATGTCGTCCACCTTGGACTTCAACTCGTTACGCGCAGGCGCGAAGTCTTTGATGGTCTCTATGTTTGCACCTAACATAGCCAACTCCAACTGTCTACGTGCTTCTTCCAACTTGGGGTCGTTGGTCACGTTCAGCTTGGTCAGCAATCCGCATAGCTCTATTGGGTTAGAGATAAGCGTGTCGTGATACCGCTTCTTGGAATCCCCCTCCACATCAGTCAACTTCTCGGATATGCCTACTAGCATTTCGTGCAGTCTGTCCCACGGCTCACGCATAGCCTCGGCTAGCTTGTTGTCTTGTTGCTTTAAGAACTCATCGCGCATTTCATCTAAGTCATGCGCTGGTATATCCAAGCGAAAGTCACCCGCCTCGGGTACAGGTTTAACTGTGCGACGAAACCCAAACTTCAGCTTCACGGCTTCCAACTCAGGGTAGTCCTCGGCTTTGTACATAGTGCCTAAGTTGGTAGGTGCTTCCGTAACAAGACGCGGGTACTCAATGTAGAAGTTGTTGCACATCATGTTGAATGTCTGCTCGAACCCATTCATGGTCTGCTTGTACTCCATGAACAACTTAGTCGGCAACATGCGCTCGCCCTTGTCAGCCCACGGCAACGTGTGCTTGTTGTGATACAGACGAACCCTTGCGGCAAAGTCTGATATGTCTTTGCGTAGGCTAGTACCCGCAAACAAGTTCTTCTTTGTCTGCGATGCCCCACGCACTGCTGATGCGTCCGTGTTCACCTTGTCGGTGATTTCCCTGTCCAGCTTGGATGCAGGCCACACACTGATGTTCAACTCCACTAATACTGCTGATGCACTGATACTCATTTCATTTCTCCTTGATTTCTTCAAAGTCTAAAATTTCACTCTCACCATCTGCATTGCCACGTTCAAAGGCGGCATACATAAGCTCGTTCGCTTGGTCTTCGTCCTCGGCTTCTACTTCAACCGCTTTGTAGTATCTGAATACCACCACTCCTCTGTATCGTTTCATGTTCTCTCCTCAAAATCTTGGTGTTTGATGCCATACAGTTTCATCACACCGATTGCCCCATACATCGTCAGGTTGCGAACAATGTACTCATTCGTTTCCCTAATATCCCAAGGCAACAACTCCACTTGCCACATCCACGGCTTCCACCACATGCGGTTTGGTATTGCGCCCATGCACTCGGCTCCAAGTGGAGACATATACACAGTCCCTCGTTGTATCTTCATTGCTACCCCTAACATTTTGTTAGCCCTTGATGTGAATGGTCTTGCCGTTGCCAGCTTCGCCATTAAAGTAGTCACCCACAATGCACCACAACGTAGGTGCAGTCCACTCGCTACCCCAGTCACTACCCACGCAACCATCGGTCAGGATGATGACGCACTCGGGCTTGATGTTCTTCTCTTTGAGGTACTCGGATACACAGCTTGGGCTTGTGCCCCCGCCATCCTTGGGTCGAGTCGAGTTAATAATGTTGGCGGCTTCGCCATCACCATAGGTCTCATGCCCAACCACCGAACTACCCCAATACAGCAAGTCCACACACGCAGGGTTTACCTCTTCCGCGATACCCTTAACTTCGGACAAGAACTCGGCAAGCTCGTCGTCACCCACCGAACCCGATGTGTCGATAGCAATAACCAAGTGACCAACCTTCTCACCGATTAGCGTTGGCATGTACACGCCTGTGGATAAGAACCTACGGTTAACCCTACGCCATGAGGATGCGTCCTTGGAATTGCAGATTGATTTCACAAAGTCACGCAGTACCTCACGCCAATTAACCTTGGGTTCGAGCAAGTCGGCAAGCTCGCGGTCGAGTCCACCTGCTCCACTACCCGCAATCTTTTGTTGTGCCATGACGCCTTGACGAATCGCTTGGTCAATCTCGCGTTCAAGTTCCTTCTTCTCCTCCTCGGTCATGTCCTTGGCATCTTGCCAATCGTGGTCATCGAACCCTTCGCCTTCACCCTCGCCACTCCCGTCGCCGCCATCCTCTTTCTCCTGCTTGAGTATGTCGAACACTTGCTTGGAGTTCATGCCACGGAATCGCTCATCAACCAAGCCCATCACCTTACCCGCCATCTTGTGCCCCTGTGGGAAACGAGGCATCGCAATAACTGATTCAGTCGGGTCGAGGTCTTTGAGCATGAGGTTAATCACGTAGTCACAAGCCGAGTTTGCCAACCTCGCATCCTCGTCATGTAACTTCTTCCATGTGGTCAGGTGTCGATACATCTTGTGTCCGTTCTCATGGGCTACCAAGAAATTCAACTCCTGCTCTCGCAAGTCTTTCACGAACTTGCGTCCGTATCGCTCGTCGCGTCCGTTGGTGCACGCAGTAGAAACATTCTCCACTACGCTAGTACGCCCAACCATTAACACGCCAGACAACAATGCGAACTTCGGGTTACGCATCAACGTAATCTTTGCCTTTTGTACTTTACGTTCCTCTAACATTTTGTTACCCCTTCGTTTAACATTTCACATACCTTCATACACACAGTCCTGTCCTCGTGCTTGAACATGGTTTGCCATGTCTTAGCCTCCTTCACGCACCAACCCAACACAACTATTTCGTGATGCTGATTGGTCGCGGTTATCCACTGCACAAAGTAGGGTCTGCCCGAATGCGCAACCAATTTGTCGTAATCGATTTTCGTTATGTCCGTGATGTTCATTACCCCTCCGGTGGTATCAGTAACTTCACTGTGCGTTGCAACTCGTCCTCGGTGTTGAACTCATGCACTCGCTCAAACTTCACCCCATCTGCGCGGTACAACACATAGCGATACACACCCTTGTCGATGTACCCGCCTATGCTGTACCCAAGTGAATGGAGTTTGCGGTTAGTTGGGTTTTGTGAAACCCATCCGTTGTCCAAGTCAAGCTCTCTGTCTTTCACAGCAGGTCTTGGTTCTTTGCAACCCAGTCGGCGAATGACTTAGCACTGAACGCAATGCTTTGTTTCTCCTTGGACTTGGCGATGTTGATAGCGAACACTGCTTGCCACTCTGCATCAAAGCGAGTCAGGTACTCCATGAATGGGGCGATAGTGTCCTTGTCCACACGACTGATAGCACCAAACACCACAATCGCACACGCGCCCGGACTTGTCGGTATCTTCGTATGCTTAGGGTCTTTGATTGTTGCTTCCCATGTTGGGAGTTGGTCGGCGAACTCGATGTAGGCTTGCATGTCCCGCGCACCACTCTCACCGATAGCACCAGTCAACGCCGCAATCACAGCATCGGGGTCGTTCTGTTTGCGTGTCCGGACAATGTTGCTTGCAGTTTCCAAAGAACGAGGAGACACGAATGCCTTCTGTGGTTTCTTCGGGTTGAAGATGTAGGGGTTGTCGCCATGCCCATCCAAGTAACTCGCCAACACATGGGGGAAACGATTGACCCACGCACACACTTCGGGTTCGATACCCTTGGGGATAGCCCAACTCAACCACTGCTCTGCGTCCGGCTTGGCAATCGTTAGGGGTACGAGACGATTAGCACTATGCGCTTTCAAGCTGTCGCCCACGCCATCGGTACTCATGTTGCCGGTCAGAAACACGATGGTCTGTTGGTCGCCGTTGCTTGGCAGGGGTATGTCACCGAGTCGAGGGTTGACCTTCTCAAGCATTGGGTGAAGCATGTTCTTCACTGGGTCTGCGCCCTTGGTGTACTCGTCGAGCATGATGACTAGGGGTTTACGCTCATGTAGTTTGAACCGAGCATTGGGGTAATACCTAGTGGTCTTGCTGTCGTGGTCGATTACCGGCATTGCAATGTCGCCCAAGTCCATATTGGGTACATCAATATACGCATAGTCATAACCAAGCTCGTTGGCAATGGATTCCAACATTGAACTCTTACCAATGCCCGGCTCGCCTTGTAACAGGAACCGAGTTTCGGGATTCGTGCGAATCAATGTGGATGCTTGGGCAAGGGTAAGTGACTTACCAAATCTAACTTCTGACATATCTAACTCCTCTGATTGACCTAACATTTTGTTAGGGGGTTTACTGACACACAAATTTCTTTTCAACTTATATTATAACACTGTGTTACAAACAAATCAAGCTTTCTAGCCAGCGTTCTGACCAAATTCTTTCTCATACGCTTCAACTATTCTGTCCCGCACTTCCTTGCGCTCAAGCATTACTCGAACAAGGAACTCCGAACCATCGGCTTTTGACTTCCACTTAAGTGCGTAGGCAGTAGCGAGTACGGCCCAGCAGAACAACGCAATCTCTGTTACTGAAAACTCAATCATCTTTCTCTCCTTTGTATAACAATTTGTTATCACCACTCCAACATCCACTTGTCGTATGTGCCTGTGGATACCTTACCCATCGGCAACTGTTCACGAACCAACACCTCGTCGGCATGACGCATGAACAATACCTCGTCAAGTAGTGGTACGATTTTCTTCGCCAACACTTTTATCTCGGCGGTTTGCATGTCCATCCTGTCGTCGTCTTGCTTCATAACCAAAGCCAACGCCGCCTTGTAGAAGTTTTCGTGCTTGCCCTCTTCGGGTTGGTCGGGACGAATCAAGAACTCGAACGCATTTGAGGATGCCTCAAACTGATGTGGCTTGACTGCAACCCAATTGATTTGTTGCTTGCCGCGCTTGTCCATGTAACGGTACTCGCTCAAGGGGGCAATGCCGCCGAACACATTCCTGAACTCGCTTTGTTGAACAACCACGCAGTCTCTCGCATCGTTTGCCCAAGTGTGTATGTATATGCTTTCGGTGCGTAGGCTCACGAACCCTTTCAAGTACTTGTAGAACTCGCCGTACTTGGCTCGCAAATCGGCTACCGCCTTGCGGTTGAGTTTCCACCCATACTGCACAGACGCATTAAGAACACACCACTTCCCATCCTCACTCTTTCGTAGGCGTAGTACTTCTTTGTCGCCAAGCGCGTACTTAGCATCGCCAACATTCAGCACAGTCGTGCGCCTGACTCCCCACGCGGGTATACCTAGCACATGACTTATGAATTGGTGCGTAGACACGGTGTTGTAACTGTCCAAAAATATCTGAACTACGCCGTCAGGCATAAATGTGACTACCGGAGTCTTATATAAGACAAGCTCAATAGCTTCGCCATTCTTGCGTATCCAGTAGGTGTCAGCATCGCGCCTGTTGCCAAGCGGTCTGATTTCGGGCGAGCGTCCACGGATTGGCTTGCTGTTGTCGTGTATTTGTAGTGCTTGAGCGTAGTCGTGTACCCTCGGCACTTTCATTACTGTTGCGTATCCCATCACACACCTCCCAATGTTTTGTATGCTTTGATTTTCTTCAGCGAGGGATTGGTCAGCTTGAACCTCTCCTTCGCCACCTTCATGCTTGTGGTTACGAGCGAGTCGGCAACCCAGTAACCAAACCTATCGCACCATCCTGTTACAAAATATCTGCATAACATTTTGTTAGTCCCTTTCAATGTCCGTAGTTACAACCAATTAAGTGCGGTAGGTAATAGGTTTCGCCATACTTGATGCTCACCACTGTGTCGAATGAACCACAACATCCTTTGCGCATCTGCTCTACATATTTAGCCATCTCTCCATCGTCGCCAACTATTGCGATTCGTTGGTTGTCTACATACTCAAGCCCCTCAAACTCAGCGGCAAAGGCTTCCTCTTGACTCTCGTACTCCGGTATTGATTTTGTTTTCATCCTCTCCACTCCTGTTGCTTTAATACTATTTTGTACCCCAGCTTTTGGATACAGTTGAGGTCGGCAGGGCGCAGGGTTTTGGTTCCCGCGATGTCTGCAAACAGTTTGGCTCTTTCGCATACTGGGTATGCTTTGTCCTCACCATACACATTCCTGATGTGTATAAGTATCTCGTTGTCTTGCTCTAACATTTTGTTATTCCTCCATCTCAAAGTAGTCGTAGTCGGGCTGACCTGTCTCCACCTCAAGCAATCCCAAGGCTTCCGTGATACAGCAATGGGTGTCTTCCAAGTACGATGCTTGGTACTCGGCAGGGTTCAGCAGATAGCGGCGTAGGTCTAACTCCACTGCTACCAGTAATTTCAAGGCTTTTTCGTAGTCGTACTCAGTCATGTTCTCAACTCCTTTTGGTTAGTCTGCTTCAATGTTATGGGTGCTTGGGTAGCGGTAACAAACTGATAGTTACCTTTGGTGTATTCCTGAACGATGCACCATGACATGCGCTCGGTGGTGGCGCGGTCTTCACCGCAGAACATACACACTCGGTAGCCAAGTGACCAGCGTTCGATGTGTACTTCATCACCACAGTCAACGCATTCTTTCCAGTTGCTATCTAACATTTTGTTACCCCTCGTTGTGGTTGTCGTTTTCTACATAGTTCAAGGCTTCGGTTACGAGATGCCCAAGGATGAATGCGCCGAGGCACATAAAAAAGGTGTGGATGTAGCCATCGCCTGTCGTGCCCATATAAAAGGATGCACTGGCAATGATGGTGTTGAACATGTAGTAGATTGGTGTTTGCATGGTTACCTTTCGTTACGTTTTGGAACCTAACAATTTGTTAGGGGTCTTGGCTTGGGCTTGGTTTTGTTTTTTCCCATTCCAGTTTATATTATAACACAATGTTACATACAAATCAAGTTTTCTACGGATGGGTCTGCGCAAAAAGAGAGGGTGAAATGTAACAAAGCAAAAATGGTTTGTTATGGAATTTGGTGTTGGTGAAGTTATAAAAAGGGGCTAAAAGTGACGATTTTGGAGGGTAAATGTAACAGTATAAAAAACATAACAAATCAATAACGGCGGGGCTTGCGGAGGAGAAGAGTATTGTAATGTTATATTGTTATAAAGTTATGAGTATATATATGTATATGGCGCTGGAAAATATTTAGGAGAGATGCGCAAAGTTATGCACTTGCTGGGCTTCGCCAACTTGGTGGACTTCCATACCCCTCGTGTAACTTTGTAACATATAACAAAGCTTTAAAATCAAGGACTTACGAGAGGCACTATGTAACATTGCGTAACAAAGCTGCCCAAAGCATAACAATATGTTAGTTGGTCGCTACGCCCGCCCGAAGAACTGGTACACGCCAAAAAATGTAACGATAGGTTTGGTCGCTACGCCCACCCGAAGAACTGGTACACGCCAAAAAATGTAACAAAGCCGAAAACGACAAAGGGCTAACAAATTGTTAGCCCTTGGGGAAAATGTAACAGACGCAAAAAAGCCCGCACATGGCGGGCTTAGGGTTAGGTTAGAAGGGGCTTTCGCCCCTCGGTTTACTTCTTGCTTGATTCAATCATCGCAAGGTTGACACCGAATTCTGTCAAACCATTAGCAAGATATGTTAAGAACTTGCTTTGCTTGGTGTTCAAACCCTCTTGGCGTTTCAAGAACATATAAAGGGCAGTAGATTCCATGATGCGCTCATCTACTGATTTGTTATGCTTTGCTTTGCCCTT